TGGTAACCCGCACGATTCCAATGTTGTTGGTCTCGTAAACCTTGGTCCAGTTGCCCACTGTTTCTAGTTGTGCCCGAGTTGGGTTAGAAACAGAAGTGGAGAACTTAGAGCCGATTGGGTGGTACACATAGTGCAGGTCAATCGACATTGCATCGCTCTTGGCAAGAATGTCGCGATCAGTCTCAGTCTGTAGACCAAGCTGTTCACCAGAACCAACAGCTCCCTGAGTAAACAGGTAAGTTGCGTATTCGGTGGAAGAACCTGAACCAGTGGTCTGCACATCAGCAGACACAATTACACGCAGACCCATGAAGGTTGGAACCTGCACACTGCCAAAGGCAGGAGCGGTAGAACCTTGAGCAGCTGCAGTGTCAGGCGCACCTGTGTTGTCGTAAATCATGTCGATTGCACGACGCTCCATCAGGTCGTAATAGACCTTCGGGTGCATAGCGATAGCAGTCAGCTTTTCGCCTTGATCACCCAAGATGGATTTGGCTTCCACGATTTGACGAGGGCCAAGCACTGTTGGTGTGTCACCACTTGCACCATCAACGGTCAAGCCGATGAATGCAGCAGAGGCGTTGTCATCGACAGCACCAAACACACCAGCCAAGCAGGACAAAAGATCCTTTTGACGCTGGTTGGCAATGTAATCAGCAATTTTATTGCCGATAGCAGCCATTGGGTCAGAACCTGCAGCCAAAGCCGCAAGATCCCTGCTTTCAAAAGCACGGCCACGATGCAGAACAGC